CTTCTGTCTCTGTAAGGTCTGTACGATTATCAGTTTCAATATTTAATGCTTCGATAGTTATCGCTGATCCATACTTCACAATGAACTTAGTTATCTCTTCAAAGATAACTTTTTCAGATCTCTGTTCAAAATAATCAGGTTCAATAAAAGGTATTACTTTTCTTGAGAACTCTTCATTATAAATTAGATTCCGAAGAATCGTTGTTTCAATTCGTTCCATATGAGAAGTATTCTTTAGCGATGTTATCAAGTTTTTCCATTACTTCTTCAGTAAAGTATTCTTCTGGACTAGCAAGTATTTGTTTAGCATATATCTTCTTACCATCCATCTCATATCTACCTGCTACATTCTTCCACATACCACCAATCTCTCCTAATTCTAGAAGACCATAGTAACGATCAAGACCACGTTCATCATAATATAAACGAACTTCAACTTGACGATTCTCTTTACTTAAACGTGATTTATGAGTCTTTGCTTTGATAATGTTTCCAATAACTTCTTTTCCGTCCTTCTCTTTCTTTTTACTGAGATAAACGATTGTGCTTGCTGCATACTTGAGACCACTGCCTCCTCCCATTTCTTTTGTAGGGACATACGAACCGATAACATCATAAGTGTGATTAGTAACTATAAGGGGAATATTTGTTTGACCAAGTTTTAGTGTAAGCATACGGAATGCACCCTTCACAAGTTGAGATTTGGTCATGTCTCTTACTTGCTTATCATCTAATGCATCTCGTATTTCTTTCTCTGTAGAAAGCATACCTAAAGAGTCTAGCACAAACATACAAGGTTTGCGTTCTTCTTCAGATTTCTTTTGGTAGATATCAACAGCCTTAAGTGCTTTACTACGAAACTCTTCTATAGTTACAACATTTACAACAACCAACCGTGTCGTATCAA